ACCATGTAGGTGCGCCAGTACCGCCGGAGGTCAACACTTGGCCGCTTGACCCTGCCGAAGAAATGGCAAGAGCCGATGCACCTGAGTAAACAATCCCGCCTGCCGTTGCGGTCAGATTAGCATTCGTTCCGCCACTGGCCAAGGCCAAAGTGCCGCCCAAAGTAATCGCCCCGGCCGTAGCCGTCGACGGTGTCAGGCCAGTTGTACCAGCGCTGAATGTCGACACAAAGTTGCCAGACAAAGCACTTGTAGGAATCGTTGTAGAGGCCGTTACAGCACTTGTGCCGTTGGCATACATGTAACCGGTCAATCCAGTCACGATGAGGCTGCTAAAGGCCTCTGTAGAGCCGCCTAGAACCTTTTCCCATGCGTTGGTAGTTCCGTTAAAGATTGCCCAGTCACCGACCGACCACAGCGAAATGCCGTTCAATGTTGTCGTACCGGCAGTTGACACGATGTAGTAGTTGTTGTTCGTGCCCACGCTCGATGTCAGTGTCGGCGTGTTGGTTGAGGCGTTCCATGTGCCTTGATAGGCGGGTGAATTCAACGCATTGGTGCTAATTGAGGTAATTTGCCCTTGTGCATTGACCGTCAAAGTTGGGATTGACGTTGCAGAACCATACGTTCCTGCGCTTACACCAGTGTTTGAAATTGCAATCGTGACTGGCGTTGAACCGTTAAATGATGTTCCAGACAATCCAGTGCCAATCGTCAAAGTTGACGTGGTGCTGGCCGTAACAGTTGTTGAACCACCAAGGCTGACTGTGTTGCCGTTGATGGTAATGCTGCTATTAGTTAGGCCGCTATTGGGTATGGTTGCATTGATTTGGCTTGGTGCTATGCTAATAGAAGTATTGCTAGCAGCAGTTAATTGGCCTTGGGCATTGACCGTGTAAGTTGGGACGCTTGATGCGGAACCATAAGAACCCGCTGTTACTGTGGTATTTGCAATTGCAATAGTGACAGCAGAAGCACCGGTGTAGCTGGTTCCAGTTAACCCAGTACCAATCGTCAAAGCATTGGGGTTGACGGCCGTGATGGTTCCCGATGCGCCCAAAGCCACGGCCACACCGTTGTAGGTCACCGATGAATTGGTCAGGCTTGAATTGCCAATGTTGCTCAAAGTGTTTGATGAGCCGCTGATCGTCTTGTTTGTCAGGGTTTGTGAACCGCTCAGAGTGGCAACTGTGGAGTCAATTGCAATCATGACAGGTGTTGAGCCGTTGAACGAAGTACCAGATAACCCAGTACCGATGGTCAAAGTTGACGTGGTGCTGGCCGTAATCGTGGTCGATCCACCCAAACTGACAGTATTGCCGTTTATGGTGATGCTGCTATTTGCCAAATAACTGTTGGTAATCGCAGTGCCATTCCACACGCCGGTAGTGATCGTGCCAACTGTGGTCAGGCTTGTTGAGCCAGCCAATGGCGATGCGCCAATCGTGTTGTAGGACAACGTAACAGCAGTTGAGCCGTTGAAAGTTGTACCAGATGCAGCACCAGTCCCGCTGCTATTCATGGTCAAAGCAGCTGTGGTGCTGGCCGTGACGGTTGTGGACCCGCCCAAGCTGACCGTATTGCCGTTGATCGTGATTGAACTATTAGCCAACTGCGCGTTGCTGATCGTTCCGCTCAATGCCGATGTCGGGATAGTGGTCGAGGCCGTCATGGCCGATGCGCCGTTACCGTACACGTAACCGGTCAAGTTGGTAGCACCAGTGCCACCATTTGCCGTGTTCAACGTACCGGCCAACGTAACAGATCCCGAAGTTGGCGTCGAAGGCGTCAACCCGGTCGTGCCGCCAGAAATGAACGTGACGCCACCAGCTGTACCGCTGGATGCAGCCGTCAACCGGCCGTAAGAATCAACCGTGAACGTGGCAGATGAATACGTGCCGGCCGTGACAGTTGTCGTAGCCAAGCTAATAACTGGCGTTGTATTGCCATTTGCAACATTGATTTGGCCAGTCGTACCCTGCACGTTCGTGACCGAGCCACTTCCTGTGCCAACTGTCTGCCATGCGCTGCTGGCATAAAACTCCAGCACAGAGGTGTCTGTGTTGTAGCGCAACACACCATTAACACCCAAACGCTGCGCCGATGTGCCGGAAGGCAGCTGCACGCCACCAGTACCCGGCAAAACGGGGTTTGACACAATGCTGATCGTGGGTTGACCGCCAACAGCATTACCGTTGGCCACGCCAATCTGATTAGCTGTTCCAGCGATCGTGGTCTGACCAAAGCTGGTCCCGTTGACCGTCATCAAACCCGTACCGCTATAGCTGGACAGGTTTTGAAGCTGTGTATTAAGGCCAATCAAAGGGTTATCAGCCACGCCATCAGCGTTGGACACTGTCATCCCTGTACCGACCGTCAAAAGCCTGTTGGCGATCGTTGTAGCGCCCGTCTTGACGACAAACCCAGTACCAGCTGCGTTCAAACTTGCAGCAGCGCCGGTCATGTTGATAACCAAAGTGCTACCAACACCGTTATCGGTCAAAGACAGGCCACTGCTGGTCGACAAATACCTAGCATTAGAAAGGCCTGCTGCAGTTCCAACCGTCAGAAACGGATAATTCAACGCCCCAGCGCCAGCCATGGCTCCGGTCGTAGTTTGAGACGTCACGCCATTTTGAACAATAGGAACCGCCTCCGTTCCAGTCAACGGAAGCGCTATCGGCAGCTGGGTAATTTCTACATTTGCCATGTTCAGGACTTAGGTGGAGGCGGCGACAAGCCCAAATCGTTTTCGTTGCCGTTGCCTTCAGGATTACTGTTATTTTGGCCCGTGGCCAATGAATACTGCGTGAATCCGCCCGTGGTAATGGAGTCAGGCGTCACGGCAACACTCACATCAGGACGTGGAAAGCGCAAATTGATGCGCTCAGTCTGTCTAGCAGGCAAGCGGTATGGATCACGGTCATCCCGGCAGCCTTGATCGCACACGCGCAGGCCCGGGAAGTTGAAATCAGGACCCAATGAGGCCAACGGGCGCTTCATTTTGCAACGATCGCAGACTGCGATCGCAATCGTCCACAGCCCTTCGGTATCCAAGAATAATGGCATACCTTACCTCGTATAAACTGCGATATTAGGAGCCAGATAGATGGGCGACTTGTCTCTTTCCTCAGACTCTGCATCGTTCAGGTACTGAGCAGCCATCTTTTCAAGATAAAGGATGCGGTCCAAAGGCACGCCGGGCAATTCCAGCGACATTCTATGCGACAAGTTCATCAAAACAGCCTCGTACCAGCGTTGAGGAATCTCAAGCTGGCCTTGAAGTTGTCCAACGTCCATGATTTGACGCGAATACCAAACAGTTGCCTGCACAAAATAGGTCGACGGTACGGGCCACAAGTACATTGTGGCTTGAGGTAAGGTCCGATCAAACCAAAACTGGAACGGCTGGTTGGCCGTGAAGTTTTTGTTGGGCAAGTTCGTGTAATCGTCGCGGTTTAAGCGCGACATTTGAATTTCCAAGCTGTTATTGCCTAGATACCACTCACGAACCGACAAAGTCGTGCCACCAGTGGCCCGAATACGGTAGAACTGCACGTTCTGGCCCGGGTCAATGTCTTGCCAGATCCACTGCATGTCGGTTACCGTCACGTTGGTGGCCGTGTAAAGTGTCTTCCAGTTCGTGCCGTCAGTCGAATACTCGTAGACATAGCTCCAAATAGCGCTACCGCCGCCGGCAATGTAAGGCATCAACCCAATTGAGCCAATGTATTGCGGGTTATTGAGGCCATAGTCAACATAAAAGTTGCCATTCGGGCTGCTTTGGACGCAGTAGGTGGTGACGTTATCGTCGTAAATGTTGGCAACCTGACCGCCACCTGACGAATAATAAGAGCCATTTGGCTGGTTCATCTGACGGTACAAGACGTTCAACGCGTCAATTGCACCGACAGGCAGCTGGTAAATGTACTGGTTGGCGTTCAGACCGATCACGGTCTTATTGATTGCCCAGTAGTTGATGCCAAGGTTGGCAAGGTTGGACAGGAAAAAGAACAAAGACTCTTTGGCGGAAGTGACCTGCTCTGAGGTCAATTCTTCGGCCAGCTTACCGCAACGACGAGCGCCGTGGTCGATCAGCTGTTGTACCGTGATAACTGTTTGACCAACGGTTCCTGAGTAAGCCATCTTTGTCCTTTACCATCCGGGGCAGTTCCAACGCTTTAATGAGGCTTTAGCGCGTGGCGCATCGCCCTTCGAGTGTTCGACTACACCGCTCATTCTGGCGCAGAATGAGTCCTTACGTGCACCGCCTTGCGGTTGTGGAGCTTTCAGATGGCTCCCCGTCTCACGGTTGTATTTTGCCCTACCTTTGGCAGTTAATCCAGCCCCTTTTTCAACCGACAGCTTCTCGCCGCGGCCAACGGCCAAAGAAACGCCACCGCCCTTTTTCATTTTGGCAGTCTTTGCAGATTCACGAAAAGCCTCTGCAGTAGGCGCGCCCTTAGAGCCGGGCTTGCGCATCTTCTCGCCAGAACCATGAGCTATACGCTCCTGTTTGGCGTGAATGTTGGCATAGAGACCGCCAGCCGCAAACTTTTTGGCCTTCTTGTCTGCCTTGACAAACTCTTTTCCGACCTTCTCTGGAACGCCGCCAAACCCACCTTTGGTGTGGGCGGCAGCTTCCATCAGGCGATGTTGAGCGGCTGATTTGCTAGGCATGATTAAGTACCAACGCCAGTGACGGTGTTATTGTTTTGGACCAACTTGCCGGTCACGATAACACCAGCAGCAACGGTGCTGGAACTCGTCGACAACTGCCATTGAATGTCAGTCTTTTGCGAGTAAGCATACGGATCAGTAATCCGGTTAGCACTGTAGAGCGACACAAAAGGCTGTTGCAACACGTTGC